TTCAGCATTTATTTTAATCTCAGTAGGGTCAAGATAATACTTAAACAAAGGAACCCCAAATATCAATTGATTCATTAGTATATCTTTCCGTGAGGTCCAAATCTTGCACCAATTTTACCTGCCATGAATACTAAGTCTGTTGCTATTTTATTTCTTTTTTCCATAGAAGCTGACATTATTGTATCCATGAAAGTAATCTGCATCAATTTACTATTAGCAGCATCAGGAGCATTACCCTCTTGAAATACCAATTTTAAATTTGTTATTGCATCCTCTACAGATACACCAATATCAACCCCTGCCCTCTTTATATTTTCCAACTTAATTTTATATTCCTGTTCTTGCCTTTCATCAAATAATTCATAAGTCTTTGGATACTTAGGATCATTTTTATCATTCTTAAAAGGAACACCTTCATTATGTAACAACTCTTCAACTAGGAAAGTAGCTGCTTTACCCATTCGAGCACCACCTTTACCTTGTTCTGTTGGTTCAAACTTTAAATTATCATAACTAAGTCTTGAACTTGAAGTGACATTCCTTTTGATTTGAAAATCATATAATTTAGATCTAGCTCTAACTCTTATCCTACAGTCGTCAGAATCCCACACCCATTGATTATTTTTACTACCTTCTTTAACATCCATATTACATAATGGTTGCTCTTGACCAGTCTGTCCCAATTGATATGATCCCATTTTACTAATTTGGGATACTTTTTCTAAGAACTTAGTACTAACATTAACCTCAACATATTTTGCAGTCTTACCATCAACCTTCTTAAGGGATATACCCATAAGTTTCTTCTGTTTAAACAACTGTCTCATAATATAATTGAGTTGTTTTATTTGAATCTCAGCACTTGCAGTTGATTGTTTATTACCAGAACCATAGATGGAAGATCCAATTTCTTTTTTAATATGTTCTATAATTTTATCCTCATCATTAACTAACCATATGTCAGCAGGGTTCCAGTTATCCTTTTGAGCTTTTCCTCCCCCTCCACCTTTAAGTATATGACCAAATTCATCAATCACAAACTTCTCAATGAATTCCATGAACCCACCATCACGATTAACACTATGAAATTTATTACTACCAACTCTAGGAAGTAATGCCTTATGCTGCTTATAAAAATTAATCATCCATTCAGATTCAACATCATCTAAGTTAGCATCATCTTTCCATATTTTTTTTAATCCCTTATATGCTTCACCATTATATTTGTATTTTAAATCTTGCCACTTATCAAAAACTCTATCCTTATTAATAGCTAAATCAAAAACAAGAGCACTACCCTTTTCTTGCAACTTAGTTCTTAAATGAGCACTAACGCTTTGAGTACCTCTAGAAAAAGGAGATGTAGCATACTTTAAATTTTCACTTGCTCTAAACTTAACTATCTGGAGACCATTAACAGTAAATTGTATCTCACCCAACTTACCAGCAGTCTTATCCTTATCATTACGATGCTTACCTTGAATAGCTTTAACAGATTCTGGCTCTGTCATTATGACAATAGCCAGAATCTTACCTTTATTATTAACCTTTGGCCATTTTAAAAACTGATCAGCATTCCAAGTGGCAACATTGCCAGCAGACTCCATTAGAACTTTCATTCTGGATTTATCCTTCTTCTCTTTAATGAGATTTAAGATATCATCTTTTGTCTTAGCAACTGCTGCCATTACTCTAATACTTTATAAGTATTTAGAGGTCGTCTATGCGTCTGTTCTCTGAAAAGTATGAATCAAAATGTCCTTCTGGATAACGAGCAGATAGTTTTTGAACATTCCTTGCAATGACATCATCAAGAGATACATCAAGTGCCATACATGCTTGTGCAACATACCATAAAACATCTCCAAGTTCAATCTTAAGATGCTCTCTATTTGCTTCATCATATGGTTTGCCTTGGAATGCAATCTTCTTAACGATCTCCAAGAACTCTCCACCTTCAGCACTGATACCAACAGCAGCAGTCAATAGACGCTCAATGCTACACCCACTACCTTGTAGTTGTGCTACACGAGAAATAAACTGAGAAGCAACCTTAGACTCATCACTAGTAACAGAGTTTACAAAAGTAGTATACTCAGTCCACTTAGGATTATCTACCCTAGACTTAACAGGAGCAGGAGTCTCAGGTGTAATAGTTAAATTAGTTGCTGCTGCTCTTGCTGCTGGTGGTGTTTGTTGAGGTTGAACACTAGTAGGATCAGTTGCCCTAGGTGGTGTTGGATTAACATTTGTATTAGCAACACTTCCTAACTGAGCTTCAGTTGGATTATCAGGATCATCTCTCCACCCTTCTGTTCCAGCATCACCTGGTTCTACATCCCAAAACTCTTTAGGACGATTTGGTCTTTTAAGTTGTGGTGTTGGTGTTGGCTTCTGCGGATCTGGTGTAGCATCAGCGATAGCATCGGAATAAGTAGGCATGATCTTTAATTAGTTACAGTTTCTTTAGGATGAAAATTATGTATCTTATCTAGGTGGAAAAATTCCCAAGTGAAAGATACATCATCCAAATCCTTTTGTTCAAAATCCAAATCCTTCGGAATAATATCGAAGAACGCAGCGATAGTAACTCTATCACTATCATTGAACCAATCTTCCTTTATATATGGGTTATGTAGGAAACAAGTCGGATAGGATACAAAACTATTATACCCCATATCTACAATTTCTTCAAGCTTCCAAGGATCATAATCATCTATCTGGAACCATTGGGGTTTATCAACTAAAGAATGATTCAAACTTTTAAAGAATCTAGTCTCAGCATTATAATCATTATGACTATAATCTAACCACGACTTCTTACCTTTAAATGACCAGAACCCAGTCTTAACATTATCAGAATTGGTAAGATTTATATTACAAGCAACATGAGCAGAATCTTCAATAACATTATCAACAAGATCTGTATGTGGAAATACAGAACGGAGATCCTCTATTCGCATATTACCATTAAAACAATTACCACTAATATTTTTAACACCAATCTCTTTAACACCAAACAAAGGTCTAAAAGAATTGATCAATGGGTCAGCAAACCAATCATGAATCTCTGGAAACACATAATAACTTTTACCTGGTCTAATAATAGACTCAAAATTATTACATCCATTTGTCCACCAGTGACCATTGACTAAGAAGTCTCTAACCTTATCAGGGAATTTAAAGTAATCCTCTGCCATAAGTACTGGTATATCATTATCCTTACCGACAAATTTAAATTGCCACTTAGCATTGTTGACAACACTTATCTCTGCCCATATTTCATTGCAAGATTTAATCATCATGTAAACTGCAAACTAGCAAATTTATTTTTCATAGATTCAAAACTAGTCTTAGTGTCATCTTCTTGCTTTCCAGTGTCTATTAATTCACCACCCTCATCCTGATTACAATCATACAATCTCATCTTAGAACGATCAATACCAATAACAAATCTCTTATGCATAGTAGGATCATTGTATCTGTTCTTTAATTGTTTAACTTGAATCTGATTCAAGGGTTCCAACTCCTCGCTAGAAATGAGAGCGAACATAAGGTCAGCAGTAGCAGGGAGTCCAAAGGATTCTGAAGTGTCAGTAAGGTCAACATCAGAAGAAGCGAAACCAGAACGAGTAGTTTGAGTAGCACTAACAATCGGTAAGTTAAACTCGACAGCAAGACCACGAAGCTCTTCTGCAATCGCTTTAATGTATGAATATGAATTGACATTACTTCCTGCTTTGTATCTGGATGATGCACATATGTTTAAGTAATCTATGAATATTATATCAGGACTAAATGATTTCTTTAATAAAAGTTCGTTAAGCAATGCTTTAAAGTGACCACTATGTGCAGATGCAGTAGGATACTCTTTAATGATAAGAGCACCTTGTGTCTTCTTAGCAATATTAGTTACCTTATTTTCAAACATTACACGAGGTAATTCATTTATATCTTTAATATTGACATCAAGTAAATTAGCATCGATCCTCTCCGCAATTTTTTCCTCTGCCATCTCCATCGTAATGTAGAGAACATTTTTTCCTTGGAGGAGGACACTGCTAGCCACATGGCACATAAATAAAGACTTTCCAACCCCTGTGCCAGCAAGAGCAATGTT